TGGTGTTTCATTATTTAACACTGCTCACCCAACAATCGCAGGTACTGTTAAAAACACTTTAACAACTCAAGCGGACTTAAACGAAACTTCATTGGAGCAGTCTTTAATCGACATCGCTGCAATGACTGACGAAAGAGGTCTAAAAATTGCTGCTAGAGGAGTGAAAATGATCGTTCCTTCTGAGCTTCAATTTACAGCTGAGAGATTGATGAAGTCTCAAGGTAGAGTTGGAACTGCTGATAATGACATTAACGCAATCGTTTCTATGGGAATGGTTCCTCAAGGTTACAGAGTGAACAATTTCTTAACAGATCCTGATGCGTTCTACATTATCACTGACGTGCCAAATGGTATGAAGTACTTTGACAGAGCGTCTATCAAGACTGCTATGGAAGGTGACTTTGATACTGGTAACGTAAGATACAAAGCTAGAGAAAGATACAGCTTCGGCGTATCTGACTTCAGAGGTATCTTCGGCGTTGAAGGTGCATAATACTTAATAAATTTGAGGCGGGACACAATCCCGCCTCATTTAACATATAGAAAGAAAAAACCATGAATAAATACTTAGTCAAAATATTTACAAAAAATCTTCAAACACAATTTGAAATCGAAAGCGAAAAAGAAATAAATGATGCGGACGAGCTAAATAAACCTATCATTGACTTTCTAGGAAAATCTGATATAAAATGGGAACAAAATGATCTGCAATACAATAGTACTGCAAATGATTTTTATATAACCTATGAGGAGGTTAATAATGGCTCAGGACAACATGGTATTGTTCGCGAAGAAACTGAAACTCGAATCTAAATGGAACGAGTTGTTTCTTGAAAACAAGGGACAAATTACCGCTGAAATGTCTGTTATTGGTGATGAGATCAAAACAGTAATTAGATCAATCATCAGGCAACAGGAAGAGCAAGTCCAAACCAATCCTAGAGATGGTGAAATTCATCTTTACGCTGGTTAATTAAGGACTAATACATCGTTGAAAACGTCAAACATTCCTAGGGATCTCTTGCACTCTATTAAAAACTAGTATATAAATTAATCACTATACATAAATTATATTCTACATAGACGCGTATAGTCGACGGCCTAGAGACTATGTGGAATTAACTAGGAGGATATACTATGGCAAATACTACATTTTCAGGTCCGGTGGTAGCCCTTAACGGGTTTATCGGTGGTCCTAACGTAAACGCAAGTGGCACTGATCAAGGTGGCACTAATCCATTTCTTGCGTCAGCAGGTAATGTGACTACACTTTCTACAACAGGTGGAACTAGAACATTATTGGCGACAGCTAATGAAGGTGTTATTGCATATGTAAAAAATGGTGCGAACGGAACTTCAGTATCTTGTTATGTGTTTTCAGATGGAGCACAATGGCTTCAATTGAATGACCCAACAAGTACAGTTGCGTAATTAATTATGGAGCCCTTCGGGGCTCCTTTAATAATATTTAAGGAGATAAACTATGGCAGCTAAAGGTGATGTAAAAGCAGTACAGATTACAACAGCAGCTAAAGTATTTGGTGGAAGAACTAGATTAAGAGGAATTATTCTTTCTAACACAACTACTACAACTGATACAGGATCTGTAACTTTACAAGATATTAATGGAACTCAATTCACTGCAGAAGTTCCTCCAGGAGATGTGTTTTCATTTAACATGCCTGAGGATGGAATTCTTTTTGAGAGTGGAATGACTTGCAGTGCAATTACAAGTGCAAAAGCAACTGTATTGATTGATAAATAATAGGAGGACCAATGGCAACCTCTGGAACAACAACTTTTGAATCAAGTTTTTATATTGATGATATAATTACTGAAGCCTATGAACGTGTAGGTCGATTTGATTATTCTGGTAATGATATAAAAACTGCAAGACGTTCTTTGAACATAATGTTTCAAGAATGGGCTAATAGAGGTTTGCATTATTGGCAAGTAAAAAATAATTCAATTACATTAGTTAATGGTCAAGCAGAATATACAATGTATAGATCAACAGCTGATGGCACTTCTGATTCAAATGCGGTTTATGGTGTTGATGATATTTTAGAAGCAAGTTATAGAAATGCATCTAGTGTTGATACACCACTTACAAAAATAAATAGATCAGAGTATCAAGCGTTTTCAAATAAAACATCTACAGGTGTTCCATCACAATATTTTGTACAAAGATTTATTGATAGAGTTACAATCACTTTATATTTAACTCCTGGTTCAACAGAAGCAGGTAATTTTTTAAACTATTATTATGTTAGCCGGATTCAGGATGCCGGGGCTTATACTAACGAAGCAGATGTACCATATAGATTTGTACCTTGTATGGTAGCAGGACTTGCATATTATTTATCACAAAAATTCAATCCACAACTCGTTCAACAAATGAAATTATTGTATGAGGATGAATTGAAAAGAGCATTAGAAGAAGATGGTTCTTCATCTAGTTCTTTTATAACCCCAAAAACTTATTATCCAAATGTCTAAATCAAATGGTAAATACGCACAATTTATTTCTGATAGATCAGGTATGGCTTTTCCATACAAAGAAATGGTTATTGAATGGAATGGATCAAGAGTCCATACATCTGAATTTGAACCTAAACAACCACAATTAGAACCTAAACCACATACAGCAGATCCAACAGGTTTAGAAAATGCAAGACCAGATAGAACAGAACCACAAGTTTTAATTTTATTAAATCCAAATCCATTTGAAACAATTAATTACGCCGGTACAACTTATATAAATGTTTATGAACCCTTTCATAATAGATCAACAGGTAACACTGTTAGATTTAGAGGACCTAGTAATGCAACCGGTTTTGGAGATATACCAAGTTTTGATGGTGTAACTGATATTGATAATGCATCAGGATTTAGTATTATACTTGGCAAAATAGATTCAAGTGGTAATATAACAGACACAACTAATTATTATTACTTTGCAAGTAGTGACACTGCTACTTCAGGTGATGTTTACGGAGGAGGAGATAACTGTACTGCAGGTCCAGTAACGTTATCAGCATAATATGACATATTCAGAATTAGTACAAAAAATTAGAGACTACACAGAAGTTGATTCAAATGTTTTAACATCTACAATTGTTGATGGGATTATTGAAAATGCTGAATGGAGAATTTTTAGAGATGTAGATTCTGATAATAACAAAAGATATGCAACAGCAAATTTAATTACATCACAAAGATTTATAGATGTACCTGCTGATTTATTAGTGGTTAGATCAGCTCAGATTGTAGATGGTGGATCAGGTAGTACTAGAAACTTCTTAGAGTATAGAGATACAAGTTTTATGTCTGAATATAATTCAACAGGTGTGACTGGAGAGCCAAAATACTATGGTATGTGGGATAAAGATACTATTGTTTTAGCACCTACACCAAGCTCAACTTATGAAATTCAATTAAATTATATCTTGAAAGATCCAGGTTTATCGAGTACAAATACAACAACATACCTAAGTAAGTATTTTCCCAACGGACTTTTGTATGCATGCTTAGTTGAAGCTTACAGCTTCTTAAAGGGGCCAAATGATCTCTTGCAATTATATGAAGGAAAGTATAAACAAGTGGTTGAAGGCTTCTCTATAGAACAAATGGGAAGACGAAGACGAGATGAATATCAATCAGGTGTTCCTCGAGTCGGAGGAAAATAAGGAGATAAACTATGGCTATAACACAAGCGATTGCAAATGCGTTTAAAAAACAATTACTGGAAGGTGATGCAAACTTTGCATCAGGCGGTGATAAATTTAAATTAGCTCTTTATACTTCTTCAGCAACTCTAAACTCAGCGACTACTTCTTACACAACTACTCAAGAAGTTTCTGCAAGTGGTGCTTACACAGCAGGCGGTGGTGATTTAGCAGGTCAAAATACTTCAGTTGCATCAGGTGTTGCAATTGTTGACTTCGCAGATTTATCATTCACAGGTGTAACGTTGACAGCTAGAGGTGCATTAATCTACAACACATCTTCTGCAGTTACTAATGCAGCGGTTGCAGTTTTAGATTTTGGAGGAGATAAAACAGCTACATCAGGAACTTTCACAGTACAGTTTCCAGCATTTACTACAGCGGCAGCTATATTAAGAATCTCTGGCTAATAGGAGGTTTAAATGGCATTGGTTGTAAATGACAGGGTTAAAGAAACCTCTACCACTACTGGTACAGGTACACTTAACTTAGATGGAGCGGCGTTAGGATTTGAAACATTTGTTTCAGGTATTGGTAATGCTAATACAACTTATTATTCAATTGTAAATGAGAATGGTGAGTTTGAAGTAGGACTTGGTACAGTTACAGATGCTGCAACTGACACTTTATCAAGAGATACAATTTTATCATCATCTAATAGTGATGCTGCAGTAAACTTTTCTGCAGGAACTAAAGATGTATTTTGTACTCTTCCTGCATCTAAATCAGTCATACTAGATTCAAGCGGAAACATTGTTGCAAACAATGGATCTAATTTAACAAATTTAAATGCAGATAATTTAGCTTCAGGTACAGTACCCGATGCAAGGTTTCCTGCTACATTACCAGCAGCAGATGGTTCTAATTTAACAGCTCTTAATGCAACACAATTA